GGAAGGAAACCACTCGACAATCTTTCCGCATCTTAATTCGAGTGGGTCAAAACTCCTAGTGTTGGGATCGTAATCGCTCTCAACCGGAACTATCGCAACAACCCCTTCGTCCATCATTGACATCGCCACATCTTGTATAAACGCTCGACCAGTCTGATCAATGTTTGCTGCAAGATTAAGACAAGAGTTCAATCCGGACTGGATTGGTTCTTTGTAGCGTCCGTTTTCATCAAGCCTAGCATGCTCAATCTTAATAGACGCCACATCAATAGCGATTCTATTGTAGATCGCCGAAACAATGGATCGCTCGTTACCATAATGCAGACGTTTTCTGTCTGGTCTGGTTGAACTTCCAAATTCGTGCCTAAACGTGGGATCTCTACCCATGAAGGCATTCCATGCATGTGCCAGTCTGTCACCAAACCCCATTGGTAATTACCTCCATTTTGATTTACTTCCTACGTTTCTTTTTGTATTCGCCGGTGTAATCTCCGTCTTTCTTAAGCTGCTTAATGCGCGCCTCGGATCTGATCTTTGCCAGTTCCTTCGAGGTTAATTTACGCATTGGCTTAGCAGTTGCTGTTGCGGATTTCATCTTGGGAAGGACGTGCGTTCTTCCAGGAGTCTCCTTACGGAAAGCATCCTCGATCATTTTGTCCCGCTTCATCCTATCTTTACGCTCGCGATCAGCTTTAAACTTGTCATATCTACCAGCTAAAGACTTCTCGTACTTTTCTTGGGTTTTAGAAGCACCTGATCTTAATGTGCTAGCTCTCTCATATTCTTTCTTAGCAGCCAATTTTGCATTATCGCCATAAGTTTTATAGCTAGAGTGCGCCCCAGTATTGCCTTTTCTACGAGCAGACGCGGCTTTTGCCAAATCGGCATCACCTTTTCTATCTACTGACTGAGCATACCTCAGCGTATCGTCAGCAGCTTTCGAGTACTCTTCAGCTTCTTTTTTGTATTTGCCGCCAAACAAGTCGTACAGCTTAGAGCCCATTTTCTTCCGATATTCAGCAACAGTCATACCGGCTTTCTTGGCAGCTTCCTCGATCTTCTTTTTCATCTCCTCGTCTTCTTCGGGAGCACCACCGCCCCCTCCGCCGCCAGAGAATTCTTCATCATTACCGGAACCATAACGTTTTCTTCCGGCTTCGGTAAGAGATCCATCTTTATTCTGGAATCTCCGAACACCCCATTTCATGTTCTTGATTCCGAAGTGCTCTAAATATAATTCGTCATTATCGTTATGCTGAAGAGAACTAACATCCAATGGTCTTCTCTTAACTGCATCAAAATATTTTTTCATATCGGTTGTAGGAACAAAGGCAACGACTGTTCCTAATCGTTTATCCACGGCATACATGTCGAGTGGGCCTGTAAAAACATAATATTCGTGATCGTAATCGACCCCGCCTTCAAGTTTAAAAGTCGGATCATTACGTAAAACTCGTCTATACGCCTCTAACGGTGTTAACATTAATGAACCGCCTCCTTTACTCTATTCCAATCAGGTTCCACATTATCTAAACGAGCATATATAACGTCTTGTCCGTGTTGTATCATATCCCATGTATCATGAGTCTTTCCGGATTGAGCATCATAAATCTTCACATCTCCGTTATGCACTTCATATGCCATAGAATGCGCGCCACCACCTTGCCAATTGATTACCAGATTTCCACGAGCACCTTCGCCCTGTGATATGAGAGCATCTCTAGTCTTATCGTTTAGCTCTCTGGTCGTAGTAGCATCAGTTATATATCTAACCTCAGCATCCGGATAATATCTTTTAACATCCGTGCTCATTATCCCCTGAGAAATCGTATCTGCCGTTACGTCATACCCTCTTCTCCTAAGATCATAAGCGGTCGTACATAGCATACAATTGTTCTTGGTATTGTCCGAAAGATTTGTAAATCCGGGATTAACGCTTTTAACATCGTCTTCTTTAGACGCATCTTTGTTCTCTTTAATGTGAAAACCTGTCTTTGGATCTACTTCTTCTCTTGCTTTTCTGTGTTCTGCTGATTGTTCGCGTAATTTTGCTAAGAGAGCACCGCCTGTTATCTTAGCCGGATTTAATGTATCTAACAGATTACTACTAAATAAAGCTGACGAGATAGAATTCAACACCTTAGCAACCTTCGTTGACGGATTGTCAAACTTCTTAAATTGCAAAGCCAGCTTAAATTTTTCATCATGTGTTTTAGCATTCTCTATCTCTTTACGAGATAATCCTAGAATTTTTAATTGATCATCAGAAAGGGCCAACAATGATTGAAGAAGCTCGTCAAGACTTTCATCATCCGTATCATCCCAATCATCAGAAGCACCATATCCAGGAATAGTTGCTGTTGTTCCTATTTCGGAAGAAGAAGGCTTGTATTTTGCACCCTTTTCACCAACAGCTCTTCTAACATCGGCTAACCGTTTTTTACCAGCAGCTGTTAATCTACCTGCCGCATCCTGAAATCTACGTACGCCCCATTTCTGACCAAGAATTCCATGATGAGCCAAATATAAGACACCATCTTCAACAAACGCATCCTGAGTTAACGCATCCTCTAAGTTACGAGCGCGAGTCCGCATTCGTTCGCCAATCACGGTTCTAGCTCGCACGTTATCGCGTGTTGTTTTACTTATAGAATTAGCCACAAAGACGCCAGTCGCTATTGAGCCAATATTCGGTATACCAAGAATACTAAGCGCTATAGTAGAAACCACGCCTTCACCAGCAGCTACGGCTCGAGAATATCGCTGTTGTGCGATTATCTGTTTATCGCTGAGTTTCGCTGTGTGTTTTCTTAATTGCTCGTAGTGATACTTACGATCGGGATCAATACTATTAGCTATTTCTTTATCATACCTAGCCAAATCTTTATTACGATACTTTTCTGCTTTAGCCGCTAATTTGGCATCTCTTTTTAAACCGGCTGGCGTTCTAGTGCCGTCAGGATTCTGGAATCTTCTAATGCCCCATCGCTGACCTTTTATACCATGGTGCTCTAAATATAAGACGTTGTTTTCAACAAACGCGTCCTGTTTTAACATGTCCTCATACTTAGCGATTCTCTTCTTCCTAATTCTACTACCTCTGCCTTCCCAAGCCTCAGCAATGGAATAAGACCCATGAGTTATACCGGCAGAAACCGCGGCCGAAATCGCTGCCCCAGCCGCAATCGTTGCCGGGTTAGACACCACGGCCGCAACAGTTAAAGCCCCGCTAATGGCGCCTAACACACCGGAAGCGCTCACAGCAATACCATGACGACGTTCAAGAGTTCCTCTCAAATTATCAGAACTAACCTGTTTGCGTTCCTCACGATCGAGTTTCTTCTGATAGTGTTTACGACCTTTATCAGTTAATGTTCCATCCGGATTCTGGAATCTTCTAATGCCCCAACGCTGACCTTTAATGCCATGATGTTCTAAATATAACTCGTCCATATCATCATGTTTCAACTTATCTTCCTGCGCTTTCTTTATGAACGCCCAGACTTCATCTTGCTGTTCTCTGGTAAGATCGTGAGCATTTCTAAGCATATCAGTAGCCTTAATAAGAGCGTCTCGGTATGTATCGGCGTCGTCAAAACGTTTCAGCAACTCCTTACGAGCATAATTAATACGTTCTTCACTTTCATCTGCGGCAGCCTCTCGCTTAGCAACTGCTTCCTCTCGCTGAGCAATTTCGTTGGTCTTAAGTTCCTGCTTCTTAACCGCAGCCTTGGCCTCATTCTCATCGGCCGTACCTTTCATTGCTCGGGTCTTTTCTTTAGCAAAATCTTCATCCCAAGTCTGTTTTGCCTGGGCTCTGGCTTCAGCAGCCTGCTTACGAAGTTCTTCAGATTGCTTATTCTTGAGGTCCTCAGACTTATTCTTAAAGTCAATCTCATCAGCTTTAGACTTACGCTCGTCAGCTCTGCGCTTACGATCTTCCTCAGCATCCTCTTTAGCAAGCTTACGAGCTCTATCCTCAGCACGTTCGTCAGCTTCTCTCTTTTCCTTCTCTTTCTTAACCGGATTGGGTATAAGAGATTTGCCAGTAATGGATTCGAAATCCTTGTTTATACTAGCAACAGACCCAACCATTCCGGCCGCTAAACGAAAATAGTCAGCCCCCTTCTGAAGACTGGCTAATGTCATTTCGTCTTTCGCTTTGAACTTTTTATTGAGTTCTGCCATTTCCGCAGCTGTGAAAAGATCGGCATTCCTTACAACACCAAGTCTTGTCTTGGCGGCCTTCTCTTTCTTTTTCTCAAGCTTCTCAGCTTTCTTTTTCTCACTATGTGCTTTACCGGCTGCGGCGGCTTTCTTACCAAGATTGTAGCCAGCTTTTCCGATCGTAACAGCGGCTCCGCCAACTGCTTTTCCACCCTTAACTAGAGCGGTTTTTACGTCTTTAGTAGAATATCCCAGACGTTTGCGTCCGGCGTTGGTAAGTGATCCATCTTTATTCTGGAATCTTCTAACACCCCAACGCTGACCTTTAATGCCATGGTGCTCCAGATAGGAGGAGTCACCAAGAATCAGAGTATTTCCTTCTATGTACGCCCCTCCGCTCATTCAAAGGCCTCCTTATTAACTTTGTAAGACACATAGGCGTCCATCATAGCCGCCACATTGTCAATCTTTTCGTCGTATCGTTTCTTAAGCAATTTTCTATTCCCGTTTGTGTCTTCAAGAACAACACAATTTCCCATACAAAAAGACATGAGCGCTTCATCGAACAAAAGTAATCGATCTTCGGCCATGTCTTTCAATTCGCCAAGCGGCACAGATTCAGTTTTAACACCCTGTGGAACTTTCTCGATCCCGAAAGGCCCATTCTCAAGTTCCCATCTCTGAATGAACTCTTTAGCATTGTATGGGTCGTAACCAAGACACCTTACGTCGTATCCGGAATCTTCAATAAACTTATCGAGATCGTCATAGACCTCCATCATATCTATGGTGGTTCCCTCAAGAACTATGAGGCTTCCTTCTCGCATGAATTCGTCATACTTTTCTCTCATCGTTCTCGGAAGTTTGTCAAAGGTTCTGGAAGAGATATAGCTTCTAGCCTTTACTCCGAAATACCCTCTGGACAACGGGAATAGGAATGTTGCAGCACAGAAGTCATCGCCCTGGGAAAGGTCAAGACCCAGCGCACATGGTAGATTCCAAAAGCTTCTGCGTCTGTGGGGTAACGTCTCCTGGTATGTAAAGAAGTACGTATAACCCTCCATAGGTATTCCGAATCGTTTTGCTAAAATATCGTTACGAGCTGCTGGTGCTTTCTCAGCACGCTCAACATCTCGCTGATAAGCATCGTACGTTACAGTCAATCCGAGATTAGGATTTGCCTTTAACCACATGTCTGGATCGGCGACTTCCTTAACATCGTCTAATTTGTAATACCAGATTGAAACGTGCGGTGCGTAGTATTCACCTTTAAGTATCGACATCAACTCCATTTTGATGTCGTCGCCGGAAGAGTTTCGAACAGTTCCTTCTGAAGATGTAGCAATGATTATGTAATCATCGAGTCCACCCTTTGCTGCACCCTGCTCAATAGCGCCAACCGGATCTTCTCGAATTGTTCCAGACAACCATTCGTCAACCGTAGAACATTTGCATCTCAGACCCTGGATTTTGTCAATCGACATTGGTCTGATCTCCAAAAGAGAACCTGTAATGAAGTTCTCAATTCCTTTCTTAGTAGACGCAAGCTTCTGCCTGTTTGCTCTGCTACCGGTTGTGTTCTGAAGAGAGCCTTCTGTTAGGAACTTGAACAACGGCCCCCTGGCTCTTGTAATCGCGGTCTTAATCGGAGACAAAATCTCTTCCGATTGTTTCATTGTAGGAGAGGTCGTGATCTGATGTGTCGTGGAGGCGTCGACGTTAAGATAGTAATTCTGGATCGTACTGCCATACATCGACTTAGCCGCTCCACGAGCAACAATCAGATACTGTTTAAGCGTTAGCCGCTTCTTCTCTTTTCTAATTTCGTAATGTCCGCCTCGTCCATTCTTGTTACGTTTGTAGACGGATCGTTCAGAAAAGTAATACCATCCAAATACCTGCTCACCCCACAGCTTGAAAGAATCGAGAAGATGCAAATCTCTTCCATCGGTCAAAGTGAGCTCTTCATTAC